ACCAAAACTTCCTTCACCATCAAAAAGACCAGCAAGGAAAAGTATTTTATTTTTTTCTGACAGACTTTCGTAAGAGTTTTTTTGCATCCTGAATTTTTATTCCTTGTGGATTTGGTCCTCTCTTAGGCGGTGGCCCAGATTTAACTCCTCCACTTAGTGAATTATTTCTTCTTCGAGTCAATTTTTTCTCTCGCTACTTCTAAACGTTCATCTGATTGTGAATCTTGTTGAGCAAGTCTATCATAATCAAATTCTAGACGTTCTGCTGCTCTTTGGTTTTCTTGATCTGCTCTAAATCTAGTTTCTTCAGCTTTTCTTTGTAAATCCATAGCTCTTAAATCAATTTCTTGTTGTTTAATTTTAATTAATGGGTCTTCTTTGTTTTGATTAGCTTGTTCAGTCTGAACTAACTCTTGTGTAATCTGTGCTGCAACCTTTGCAACTTCAGCTTCAAACATAATTTCAAACTGTTGAGGGTCCTGTTGTGCCATTTGTGCCATTTCAGGATTATCCATAATCATTTGTTTCACTTGTGCTTTAGCTTTAAATGAAATGTGATCAGAAATGTGTGATTGAAGTAATGCATACACTTGAGGATTGATTTGAACCATTCTTGATGCCATAAATGCCATGTGCGCAGCAATGTGTGCATCGTGATCTTGGAATTCAAACGCTGTAAGCAACTTCATTTGAAGTGCACGTGCATTTTCTTTTGCAGGATCTAAAGGTTCTGGTTGTTTTGGTGGTGGCTTTAAAATTTGATCTATAGTTTTTGTACCAAGTGCTTCGTAAACACGTCTATATGCTTCATGTAAGTTGTGCATTTGTGGATTTGACTGTGCAATTTGTAATTGTGATTGTGCTAAAGTCACTCTTTGAGCCATAGACATAATATTTGGATCTGCAACAGGTAAAATATCTACTCTGTTATCAAAATCTGCTTGTTTAATTTGTCTTGGGCCACCGTAAACATCGTAAGGGTATTCAGGTGGTAAAAATTCTCCACAAATTCTTGATAAAATTTTAAACTCTAGTCTCATTGCGTAGTAACATCTTTTGTGAACACCACTCATTACACGTGATCCTCTTTCCATCAGTGCCATTGTAGTTCCAACAGCTCTGTTTTGAGTATCGTTACCAACACTAGAATCTGTAATCGCAGCAAACTTTTGTCCCGCTTGTACTACAAAGCCCATTAAGTTGTATAAAGTTGGTGATGGTTCTGTAAATGGTAAATTAAAAAACTGATCTCTTATATTTCCGCCAGGTGCATCAACATCTCTAAACTCTCCTGGTTGAATTGGTTGGTCATCGTCTCTAACTCTAATACCACGTGATTTAAATCCTGCTGGTAAATTTTTTAAAGTACCTGCATCAATCAATTGTCTTAAAGATTGAGTTGCAGCTTGTGATAAACCACCAATCATATGTGTTAAACCAAAACCATAGAAACCTAATCCTGGTAAAAATTTGTAATGCACAAAATATTCTACTCTTGCATAACCTAAATCACCTGGTTTGTAGTTTCTGTAAATAGATAGAACTTCTCCACTACCTTCATCAATAGTTACAATGTAAGGGATTTTTATTTTCTTAGCTTTGTCATCAAAATCTTCGTAGTCATCTAAATTTAAATCTACGTGCATTTCTAAAATTGTATTTAAATAATCTGAACCTGTTCCTTTTACCCCTTCAAGTTCATTTAATTTTTTTTGTACTGAATCTGGTTCTGAACTACTATCGATTAATTCTATATCTCTGTAAAAACCTGCAGCCATTTTCTTTGTGACATCATTCTGTGTCATTTTAATAACGTGAGTTATTCTCTCACAATCTTTTAAATCAGATGCGTAATATGGAACAACTAAATCTTCTGCTGGAATAAATTTTGATACAGGTCTATCTAACATTGCATCGTAGTAAATTTTTTTAAATGTAGATCCTGATAGTGGTAGGTAAAATAACATCTGATCCATGTCAGTTGTGTAATCTTCCATCTCCTCCATCAGCAGGTAATTCATATAATCTTTAACTCTCTCTGCTTGTTGTTCGGTAGCCGGTGTTTGTAAGCCCACAACTTGTGTTCGAACAGGTCCATCAGATGGTACAAGTTCTTTGTATGCTTGTGCTTGGAATTGTGTAACTGATTCAGCTAACAATGGATGCGTGACACCGGAAGCTCCTTTAAATGGTTTGGTTACTTCCTGGTACTTAGTTCCTAGTAAATCTAAACCTTTGATGTAAGCATCTTCCCATTCTTTTCTAGATGTCTTATCTTTTTTGTATTCTTCAATAAGTTCCATGGCCATGTCCTTAAGCTCCCGCTCGTCCATGCCTTCTGCTAAGTTTGCATTAAAATCGTCTTGAGGTCTTTCCTCTACAACCTCTTCTTCACCCTCAACTTCTACATCAATTGGAAGACCCTCTGGTTGCTCAACTACTTCTTCTGCTAATTCCTCTGTTACTTTTTCTACTGCCATGATTAATTGTACCTTATTGGTTTAAACATATCCACCACAAGTCCACCTTTAGACTTGTAAGTTTTTTGTGTATTTCTCATTAATGGAACCACTTTAATCGCATATGCATCGAAATACAAGCGTGGATCCCCTTCTGGAATATTCTTAGTTCCTTTTTCAGGATTCATACCAGAACTACTGTGATATGTGCTTTTAATTTCTTTTCCTTTTAATGGATGGTCTGATGGATATTTAAAATTATCAGTGCTAACATTTTTATAGGGTTTAGTTGGATCTGATAAAGATATCTTTGTTGGCCCTGCACTTGATCCATAGAATCTTGCATTCTTACCCATGACATCTGGTAATACTGCTTTACCTTTTTTACCTATGCCTTTACCATTTGCATAACCGTAAAATCTTTCGTTACCCGCTTTGTATCCTTGTCTGAAACTTACTTTGTCAAACGGGGCAACGGCTACGTAATCAACATTCTCACGTGCAGCCTTTTGCATTAAATATTTTACTGCATGGTCTCCATATGAATCTGCTTCTACCATTGGGAAGTAATCTTTTTGATTAGAGTTATAATTATTTTGAGATGAAATTCTTTTTAGTTTTGTATTTATATCTTTCATAGATGAACTTATGGCATTAACTCTACCAAACTCATTTCTAGCAACAGCATCATCTAAATCTTTAAGCATTTTACCACGTTGGCTAACAAGTAAATTTAATTCTATATCTGCATTAAATGGGTTAAGTCTTTGCTCACCTGACAATTGCTGGGCTTTAGTTAAACCTTTTGCAATACTCTGGTTTACATCAGATTGTATTTCATTAATCATAAATACTTTTTTACCATCTGGTGTGAACCTTGTATCGAATCTAATATGGTAGATATTATTTACATCACCAATCTCATCTGTAAAGTGTCCGCCTTTATTTCGAAGTGATGCGTTGGTTGGAATATCTTCAGGAAGTGTAAAGATAGTTTCTCTGTAATCCTTACCCCCTTGTAATGTGTAATTAGATTCAGTTCCGTATCTTGTCTTTGTGGCTTGCATTGGTCCAACTTTGTTATTGATATCACCAATAACTTTGTTCAGTGTTTTTTTTTCATCGACAGCTATCATTCCAGATTTTGTCAAATTTTTTAATGTTTCATTTATATCTCTTAGCGATCCTCTACTTGGAACACCACTATCTGCTTTTAAAAGGTATTGAAGCTGGTCTAACTCATATTTTATAGCATCGTTGTCTTTGTATTTTACTTGTAAATCTCTTATAGTATTTCTTGCATTCTTTGCAGAAACATCAAATGCTTCTTGTGCACCTTTGTTAACACCAAGTTCAATAGGTTTTAATCTATTGATAGGGTTTAGTTTAATCATTGCTCCTACTTCATTAGCATCGAGCTTTAAACCAAATTTCTTTGCTGCATATAACAGGCCACCTGTTAGATCTCCTGTTTCATTGAATACTGCTAAATTGGAATCGAATAATTCTTCTTTAGATACACTAACTTCTTTACCGGCAAAGGGACCTTGAT